CATAAATTCTTTAGCACGTACACGACGATCAATCTCCATTACCCCTCCATACTTTCCGCTTTATTCTTCAATTGATGATATTCCTCTAAAACACTCTTAGTTATTTCCCAGACTTGTTCAGGTGTCCATTTTTCCCAAGGATGCATTAGTTCCAATTCGCAAAGTCCGCCATATAGCTTTCTCGCTAGCTTTTCAAAACGATCTTTCCTAACAATATTGCCTTCTGAATCAAATTCGAAATGCTCAGGCTTTATCATTGGATCTTGGAATTCTGGTCTGCGTAAATCAAATTCTGTCACTTCTTTACTCATCCCTCAGCTCCCGATTCGCTTTCCAGCTTCATTGCACCTTCTTCTGGATACTCACTTATATAAACGTAGTAACCACTGCCGCTATGAGCTTCATCAAACCAAGCAATTGTTAATTCAGTTTCTAAAAGTTCTGGATCTTTGTTTGGTGCACCAAAGTTTGCTGCTGCATATAATTGCTCACAGGTTAAGTAAATCTTTTTCTCTAGCACCGCCTGAGCTTTGGCTTGAGACCATGCTCCGATGAAAAACATCTTAGCTAAGGCTTGATCATGCCCATTACCATATGCTTCACAAAATCCATCCCACATAGATTCAAATGCACCTAAGCAAGCTTGCTCTTCCTTATTCAAATCTGTCATGCTGCTGCTCCTTAGCTCGGTCTTTTGCTGAATTTGTCAAACGTTGCCATGAACTGATCAACACTGAATTGAATTGTTTTCTTGGCATTGTGCGGTTCAAATTGAGCAGCATATAAAGCCATACCAAGCCACATTACTGAGAATGTGAAAACCTTTGCTGAGTCTTTATCTTGGCTATTCATTTCATCAACCATAGGCCCAATAATTTTCTTAAAAATCTCTTCTGCGATCTGGTCAGAAGTACCGCTAATTGTGTTTAATTCGATTTGTTTCATGCTGCCACCTTCGCTTTAATGCGCTCTTGATATAACTTTGCGTAGTACTCTTGAGCATGTGGAATTTTGTCTTTAAACTTTTGGATCATTGCTTCGTCACGTTTGTAGGTGACAGTTGTTAATCGTTCTCTTAAATCGATTCGCTCAACTAAATCAATTAGCTGCTCTCTATCATCCCAATCATTTGTAAGCTCGATAGGGCAAGGGAATAACCAGAAATCGACCATTGCTTGCTCACAGTCGTAAAGCCACATGTAGCCTTGCATCTGCCAGTCGTAACCAGCCTTCTTTGCCTTTTCTTCTGCCTCATCTTTAAAGAAAGGGTGAGTGCCAATATCCCAAGTGCATTTAGTGTCGATGATCAACTTGTTATTCAGATCAAGAATGTCGCATTCACCAGTAATTAATTCATTTTCCAAACGGCCTTCATGTTTTACATACTGGCGAAAACGAATCTTGCCAGACAGGCTAATTGCAATTTCTTCAAGCGCATTACCTTTAGCCGTGTACTGGTTGCCTTTGAAAGACTTGAACGTGGTCAAGTCCTCCTTAACAATTGTTCTGATCTCAGTCTTAGCTGTATCGCTAAGAACTGAGCCTTTAGTTTTAGGGTCGCCTACAAGTTTATGTAGGCTTGAGCATCGGAATAGCTTCATAGTGCATTTACCTCAGCTATTTGTGCATTAGTAAGTGCATAGCCTTCTAATACATATTCTTTAGTAACTGCATCGGCTTTGATCTGCTCTAAGAGAACCGGGAACTCATTGTCTGGTACAGTTGGTTTAACTTCCTGGACTTCTCCAACTTCCTTCACAGTGACATTTTTAAACCAGTCTTTAGGTGAACTCATGCCATCACGTAAGCTAGTGAAAATCTTGCGAAGCGCAACGATATTGGCTGCTGTAATAGCATCAAGACGACGCTGAATGTAATCTTCAATGTCTTTCTTGGTGACATTAAATTGCTCAAAGGCTACAACAAGTTTTTGCACAGCTTCTGGTGAAGTATCAGCACTTGCATGGATTGTCTTTTCACACTGATTAACTGCATCATCAATTACATCACCGGGTATTACACCTAAGATGCATGCACGAAGACGACGAGCGCCATTATTTGCAACCAATTCATAAATATCGCGTGGATCTGTTAATTTTTTAGATCCATTGCGTGTGTAGCGTATATGTGGAACCTGAAATACCTTTGTTTGACGGGTGTTTGTCTCTACATCCCAAGCAAAAGCTTCAACCGTTGATTCGCCATTTTCAGAAGATAATTCACGGATACCGTACTGAATATTCCCCCAATTCTGAGCAAGCATTTCCGCAAGTCGAATTGATGGACCAGTTACCGAACTACCACCACGAGCATAAGAATAAACAGCCGATTGAGCTAAACCTGGACGCTGGCAAGCGTTCATAATCCGGTCATAAGCTTCAATTGGATTGCGTGGAAACTGTTTAGCAATAACTAAAGCTGCTTGAACCTCTGCAATTGCACGTTGACTATCAGATTGAACTGTAGACATTGCTTGAGTAGTAGGAGCAGCTACTGCAAAAGGGTTCTGTCCTGAGTGTTGCACTGGCGCATTCATAATCTTCTCCTAATTCTTTACGCTTGCGATGTATCTTTTAACTAAAGGGATGAGTTCTCTTTGGGTTGTGAAGTGGGCGCCTTGAAGCCTGTCGTATATCGGGTAAAACCTGTCTTTTACTTCAACCTGTAAAACCTGAAAATCACCTTTGCCATCTCGATACTGAATTTGGTTTTCAATAAGCCAAGACTTGAAATCTTCTAGTTTTGACTTATGGAGTAGGGCGCGTTTAGACATCACCCACCTCTCAACTCTGTAATCTTTTCTTCTCTTGCCAGTTCTTCTAAATACTCATTCAACTTAAGGATTTGAGTAGAAGTAAGGGCAAATGGCATACCTTCGACTGCATCCACATAATCAAAGTCATCGACATGTGGTCGGCTAGATGAATCGACTGTCATTCTGGTGTAATCCACATCTTTCCAGTCTTGGTAATCCAAGCCTTCGCCATATTCGAAAGTGTCGTTTTTCTCAATTCCTTTGACACTTGCCACGATGTAGATGTGCTCTGCGTTAAAAACTGATAAAGAGAACTGAACAACGCCATCCTCAACACCTACATTCATCACTTCAAGGCTTGTGAATACAGCAGCATCAAACGAGATATTGGCTAACATATTCATGAGTTAGTACCTCGTATCTTTCTGAGTTGCTCTACGACTTGCTTTACTTCTTCTTCGGTGCGCCATGCTCCAAGAGGGTAATCATTGCCATCTCTATGCAACATTTGAGTAATTCCACCGTCTTGCACACCACTAATAGTCCAAACCCAATCATTGTCCTTCGGCTCAAAAGGCTTCGGCAGCTCAAGTTCAACCTTGATGGTTTGGGGTTTGAGACGGAATTCATAATCCTCATTGTCGAAAACGCCCAATGAGTAATCATTACTTATATCAATAAAGCCAAAATGGGTATCTTTTTTATTGATCTGCAAAGCTTCACCATTTGCCCATGCAAGCTTCGCCTCCGCACCGCTAATCAAGGCTGGGTCTTGGGGTTTGGTGATTGGCTCTAGGTCATTTGGGCAGTTAGACAAAACCCACTCGCCATTAAACATGTAGTATTCATTCTCACCTTGTTTTAGGTATGGGGTATTTGTTCTGAAGTTCTTGTGTGTCGCATCCTTCACATCATTACGCTTCAACACAACAAGGTCTTGAAGCTGAGGGAGGGTGAGTTCTTTAAATCTATCTCCCAATCCTCCCCAAACATAAGGAGACAAATAACAGCAATTTGAGTTTTCTGCATATAGGTGTGAGTACCAATCTCCGTCTACTGGATAATCGCCAGCCCATTTAAAACCTAATTGTTCAAACAACTCCTGAGCCTCTTTGCTCTCAGCTTCATCTTTAACTTTGATTTTGTAGTTATCCATGAGACTTACCCCACATTCTTTGCAACGATAAGGGCAAGTACAATTGCACCCATCAGGAATGGAGAGAACAAAGCAACTAACTTTGCCCAGTCTTTAATGTCAGCAACATGCTGTGCAAATACAGATGGAACCTGCTCAGCCTTAGTTGGATGACGATATAGAATTTGACTAGTTTGTGATTTTTGATTCATACTTATCTCACTCATTGAGTAAAAGTCCCGTCGGTCGAATGTCAGGGACTTTTTTGTTATCTGGTGAGATAATATTAACTATGGTTAATTTTTTAGTCAAGAGAAAAGTTAACAATGGTTAATCTTTTTATTAACTATAATTCATGCTTTAATAGACAAAAGAAAACCCACACGGGGTGGTGGGTTTTTTATCAACTTCGACGATTATTCTGAAGAAGAATTAAATCTTTGCTTAAGATCTTGAGTTAATTTTTCAACATCTTGAATATAATTATTTCGGAAGTCGGGATTATCAAAAATATTATTTAATGTGTCAATAAGTGATAATAAACCAGACATTGGTAAGGCTACTGTGGCAGAATGCACAGCAGTATTTTGATTTACTTTATGACCAAGCATTAATTTCACAATATTATTTTCTATTGCAATCTGAAAAACTTGATCTGCGTAAATAGGTTGTAAACTAGGATTTAATTGTGTATTGATTACTTCTGTAACTGTTTCATGTCTGTTAGCGCTGCTCATATCCGACCTTTATTTCTTGGTTAACATTAAAATAGGATGAAGTAGTGTTCGGTAATGTATTCACTTCTTGAGCTACAATATTTATAGTTTTGCCATTGTTATATCTTGAGGAATTTACGCTTATATAAAATTCCTTTTCATTACCAGATAAAACATCCTCAACTACTTGTTGACCTGTTTGTAAATCAAAAAGAAAAGTTGTTTTATTCCTATGTGATTTTTCAACCAAATGGGCTTTCTTTCTTTCACGATCAATTTGCCAAGGTTGTTTTGGTCTCTCATAATTTTTATTATGAAAAATTACATCAAAATCATAACCTAATAGCCGAGAAATCTTGGAAATTGTTTTAATAGTGAGATTCTCTTCTCCAGATAAAACTTTTGTAACTCGACTTTTTTTCCAGCCTAGTTGTAATGCAATTTCTGAACGAGTCATATTACTATGACGTAACAGTCCAACTAAATGGGATGCAACTTGCTCCATTTTTACAATGGATATATCTTCATGCTCACATGAGAACAAAAATAATTTATTTGTCATAACAACCTCACCAGGAATGTTTCCATGTCGGCTTGATACTTAAAGATGGCTCTAACACGGTTATCAATGATTGTCTTTTCAGATTTATCAATCTTGTCTTTTCGCTTAGGTGATAATCTAAATAAAACAATGTATGCATTAACAAAGACCAAATATAATCGAAGGCTAGCTTTTCGAATTCTGTATACTGGTACATCTTTGTCATCTAATTTAACTACACATGCTCTATGCAACTCAGAAGAGTCATAGAAATCAAATAGTTCAGTTGGTTGTTCACACATTTCGCAGCGAGATGCTAATTGAGTGAATAATCGCAATACATCACAGTTGTCTCGTTTACTATGTAATGAAAATTCAGCCCTATCTCGGTAAAGAAATACATCACGTTTATCCATTGATGATGAAAGCATATAGACCCTAATACAGTCTGGTATCATGATTGGCTGAAGATCATCAGGAAAGCCAATTTCACTCCAGCGAAAGAAGTATGGGTCTATCATTTCTGCAAAGTTACCTTATAAGTGAACTAATATCAATTGCCATTTAATAAAAAATTTATATATAGATTGTATCGAATCTACTACTTTAATTAGCTTTGGGATGTTCTTGTCTGTGCTGACTTGGCGGCACGATATCTGTAATAGCGGTAATACTTTCAACTTCATCCATGTCAAAAGATAGGCGTTCGCTACCGTTAACAGCCAATAAACTTAAAACACCACCATTTATTCCTACAAATTCCTTAATTGTGCATCTTCCGTCCTTCAAACACACCTGAACAAATTCTGTTGGCACAAGTTCCGCATCAGGGTCGCATACTACATACCAGCCATTACGAATTGCTGGAAACATGGAGTCGCCAGTGCCTTTAATGCCATAAGCTCTTGGACCCGCTGTATGAGTTGGAACATAGCCATCACCCGCATTTCCGTCATACCCCATATCAGTGAAGTACCCATCCATTCCCATCTTTGAATAAGCTTTGACGGGAACGTATCTTTTTTGAATAGGGAATGGTTTATCTGATGTTTGAACAAACTTAACAGCATCTTCACTATCTGGAATATTGTACTTCTGCTTAAAGGCTTCAATGTCAATAACATTTAATTGAGGTAAATTGTTCGATTCCTGTTCAACCGGTCCACCATAAAGCAACCAATCGTCACTCACACCTAAAAATTTCGCAATGACTTTCAAGTTTTCTGCTGTAGGAACGCTAGTGCCATCTAGCCATTTCTTTACAGCAACAGGAGATTTTTTTGTTGCTCTTGCTAAATCAGCGGCTCTTAATTTTTTTTCTTCAAGTTTTTGCCTAATTCGAGAGTGTAAAGACATAACAAATATTCCAAAAACATTAACTAATGTTAATACGATCTATTGAAACTATGGTTAACAAGTGGTAAATTTGGTTTATTAACTATAGTTAACTTGGTGTAACCATGAAAATTAGTGATCTCATGACATACCACGGCTGCAAAAATCGGAAAGAGTTGTCTGAAAAAACTGGATATTCAACTGTGACCCTCTGGAAGTGGGAAAACAACGGTATACCAGCCAGAACTCAAGCAGTCCTGCAAGTCAAAACCAAAGGCAAACTTAAAGCCGATTTACAAGCATTAACCGCTTAGGAACTAAACCATGAGCAAAGTATCAACCGAATTGAGTGCAAGTGCCAGAAATGGCGTATCCCGCATATTGCATGGCCTTGATATAAGCAATCAAAAAGAGATTGCTGAACATTTAAAGGTTGATCCAAGCACTATTACTCGGCTTAAAACAGACAAGAAAAACAATGGTTTGAATGAGATTGAAATGTTTTGCGAGCTATTGAGTTTGCTTGGATTAAAAGTCGTTCCTAAAGATTACCAGAGCATTGATAAGGAACGTGTTGCTGCACTTTTAGTCATGTCTAAAAGTTGGATGAACCGTATAGAAACAGTTGATGACCTATTTCATGACGAAATCAGTGGTCAAAAGGAAAAACTTGGATATTAAAAAACCACTACCTGCGCAAACAGGAGTGGTTTATAGGCATTCAGTCGAGATGAATCAAATGAATAAAACTAATTTATCAAATCAAACAACCGAACGCAACCAGCCAGAATTTTTAGTGGGTGACGTTGTAGTACTTACTAAAGAGTGTCGAAGTTTTAAATCAAATGATTTGTTTGAAGTCAAAAATAAAACCCTGACTAGTTTATGGACTATCAAATCACAAAATCATTTGTTTCTGGTTTCATCAAAAGAAATACGAACAGCAACAGTTGCTGAACTTAACGCCAAACGCCGACTAACAAGCGCTGAGCAAGCATTAGCGGAGGTGTCATGAACAGCTTTACACAGCAAATCAAAGTTTCTCGTCAGCAAAGTGAAATCCAATCTTTTTATGAACCTGCATTGCGAGTACTTGGGCACCTGTTTGAGGTGAAAAAGCAAAATTTACGCAACAAAGGTTATGACGAAAATAATGCAGCGGTAACCAAAGTTGAATTTTCAGAGGCTATGGCTCGTCAATTTCGCATAACGCAGTGGTTAGCACAGCAGATTGTAACCAGCTTAACCAAGGCGTGTTTGATTGATTCTTTTGGAGGTTATGTTAAGCCAAAGGATGGTGAAAAGTGAGATATGCAGCAAAAAGAAAACAGGATATTTCCGTTTCTACCACACCGCTTGAGGTGGTAATTCCACTGGAACAACCAGTAAAGATCTATTCGGCTAAAGAATTAGCAGCTATGCCACTTTCAGTTATGAATGCCGCAATTGAGGCTCAGGAAAGATTTTATCAACTTGAAGAATTAACCCATATGGGGGGGCAGGCTATAGCAGTTCGCCGTCTCATGGAGGATGGGCACAAACTAATTCAGGTGAAAGAAAAGTCTCGTATTCGCTACAAAATCAACAACGAATTTATTCCTCCAAGAATTATTCGTCAGTTGGAAATGCGCGGTCTTGTAAAATTAGGAGTAGTCACTGATGTATAAATATCTCCACCATATCAGCGACTTTATGGTTGCTACAGCGCACCTTAGCCCAGTTGAAGAGTGCTTTTATCGCCGTGCTCTCGATTTCTATTATTTGAATGAAAAACCATTACCCAAAGAAACCCAGTCGGTTTTTCGTCGGTTACGTGCAAATACCCAAGAAGAAAGGGATGCAGTATTAATTGTGCTGCAAGAGTTTTTTGTGGAAGAGGAAGACGGGTTTCACAACAAACGTTGTGATTCAGAAATCGCCGCTTATCAAAAAGTAGGGGATAAAAATCGTGAAAATGGTAAGAAAGGTGGGCGTCCACGTAAGGAAAAACCAAAAGAAAACCAAAGTGAAGGCGACTCGGTTAATTCTGAAAACCCACAAAAACCCAGTGGGTTAATTTTGGGTTCTGAAAGTGAAAGCCAAAAAAACCTTAACCATAAACCGTTAACCGATAACCAATATATAGATAGTAGTAGTAATGCGCGTGAAGAAAATTCGCAATTTACACCAATCCAATTTGCTCAGTATCAGATCGATGATCACAAGCGTTACTCAATGCGTGAATTCATTTCTGAATACAGCGAGTTTCAATACGATTTCATCTCACTTGCTCAACAAAGATTTGTTTCTGTACCTGAAATCGACTTGAGAACCATGATTCAAAATTTCGGTGACTGGTACTTTGCAAACGAATCTAGTTCATTGAATACACCAAGCATCTGGTTGGTTAAGTGGTTCTCTTGGGTTCAAAACAACGAGAAACAAGTTGCTGCTAACCGCAAGAAACAAGAGCAAATCAATTCAGCTGGTCAAAAACCACAAGAGTCGGGTTACTTCGCTAATCTTTTTGAAGAACAGAGCGAATCTCAAATCGTGGATGTAACCCCAGCAAAAAAGTTTCCAATGATTGAGGAGGTAGGTCATGCATGAGATTACCTTGAACGAAGTGCGTCAATTAATCGCATCTCTTCGCACTGTTTACGCTGCTCAGTTCAATAAGCAATTTCCAGCAACAGGCGAAAGCGCAATTCCTCTGTCAGTGGTTGAGCAAATCGCACTTAAAACACTGGTTGGCGTTCAACAAAACCAATTTAACAACGCACTTGCTCGATTACTTACAGCAGGTGGACGTTTTATGCCGTCATTTGCTGAGTTTCGCACCTGGTGTATTGGTGAAAGTTGGATGTCTCCAGAGGAAGCTTGGTCACGTGCATGTAAGTTTACGACTGACAGTACCGTGGTTATTACACAAATTACAAAATATGCATTAGACGAAGTGATGTATTTGATCGAAGCCGGCCAAATGCGAGCAGCTCAAGATAATTTCTTCGGAACCTACAACGTGATGGTGGCTAAAGCTCAATTGAAAGGTCGTCAGCAAGAGTTTTACGCTCCACCGCTACAACTAGAACACAAAGAACCTAAACACGTTCCTGTGAGCAATGACGAGGCTCAAAAGCATCTCAAATCATTGATGGAAAGATTAAAAATCAATGGTCGTAAACCTGCACCAGTTCAAAAACTTGAGGCAAAAGAAAAAGAGCCTGAGCTTATAAAAGAGTTGGGCCCTGATCCTTTCGATAATCCACACGAATACGCAGAGATGTGCCGTCGGGAGGGTATGCCAATCCCTAGAAATATTCTTCAGCTAATTGATGGGGCGAATGCATGAAAGCATCTAAATTGATTAGAGATAAAGGACTGCAATACGCGAAGGAAATCGTAGATTCAGCACCTTCTAACGCAACTGAATGGAATGAAGGTTTCGAGTTCCAATGTGGTCAAAGTGTAGAGATTAGCAAGGCTGATCGAGAAAAGTATTTTGTAGACCTTTCTGAACTCAAGCGTCTGGTGGAGTCTTTGGGTTATGTAAGCAGATGGGGCGGCATTGAAAGATGCAAGAAGCTTTACTTTGAAGCTCCATTCAAAAGAGACAAGCACATAAAAGATTTAAAGCGATACATCCGCGATTACGAATCAATATACGGGGATAGTGAAAATGCATAAATGCAACCACTGTGAAGCTGAGCAATTAATTAATTCGTTGGGTGGTCAAACAAGATTCTTCAAAATAGATGGCGACAATTTAATGTGCTGGTATGAAGAACTTGGCGCATGGAAATATCCTGCTGCTTCTAATTGGCTTATGAAAAATATAAAGGTGATTCAATGAGTAGTAGAAAAATTAGATCAGAACTCAAGAAGAAAGGGATTCCCGCAGAAGTTCATTGGGAATACATGTCTGATTGTTATGGTGGTGGTGGTGCTTACTTTATTGACATAGACGCCGATACTGAAAACAAACTCTTAGATGCGGACCCTGATTGTGAGCCACAACTCGATGTTGGGTATGCAGAGAGCCTTGAAGAAGCTTTGGAGTTTATTGATCAATTGCCAAGTTTAAAAGGAGCCAGCCATGCGTGATTTTAAAGAGTTTGAACGTGGTGACTGGGTTGTCTTTGATACTTCAAAGCCATATTGCCGTTTACTGCCACCTTGCTTAATGAAATTTATTCAGATTGAAGACGGTGATGCTGTAGTTGAATCACAAGGCCGATGGAGCTTAGTAAGCCTGGCTGCGTTAAAACCTGCGTCAGAAGATGACATTGAAGCAGGCCACCGCATTGATAAACCCTCGAATTCAAGGGAATTAGAAATCCTAGACAAGCCAGAAAACCACATTTCGCCTAACTGCAAAGTAACTGAGGCGCACATTAACGAGGCTGACAAGCTCAATAGATTGGGGTGAAGAATGGATAAGTGTAGAGAAGAGTTTGAGAAGCAAAAGTACTGGATTGGGCTATTTAGAGCAGATGTCGACTTTGATATGACTCTTGGGAAATTTGGAAGATATGTTTCAAATGGTTCAAGAAGAATTGATGCAATGTACTTGGAGTCATTTAACGAAAAGTGGGAAGCATGGGCCAATGCATGGCAGCACCAGCAAGCGAAAGTGGAGGAGCTGCAAAAGCAATTAAGTGAATACATATTTGTATCGGAAACGCTTGATGAAATGTATGTGAAAGAAGTCCAGAAAAGTGACGAGCTGCAAAAGCGGGTGGATGCGGCACTAAAACTAATCGAATCATGGAATGAAATTGCTTTTGATAAAACCACTCATTGGACAGAAGGTTATGAAGAAGGGTGTTACCACTGTGCAGCGCAGTTAGAGCAAGCGCTCAAGGGGGAAGGATGCCAATAACTTACCTAGACCAAAGAAATCATTATGTCTGGACTACCTTGTCACCAAAGTTCATTGCGCCATATTGCTGCAATGTTTGCTCTGAAACGATTCTGAAAGAAGGCAGTTGGCTTTGCGATTATCCAGTTAATGGAAAAACTTGTGATGGTGTGCTTTGCAATGTTCATGCATACAAGATTGCAGAGCAAGTGCCAATGAAGGATGAAGACGGCAACTTTGTTGATGATGTGCATGTTTGCCCAGCTCACTATGAAGAATGGAAAAGACTAGGACAACCAAAGTTTTGGGAGCGTGACAAATGACCACATTCAAAGAGGCTCAAATCATCATTGGCATTGATCCTGACTTGGAAAAGTCGGGAGTTGCCATTCTTGGGAATGATCTTCAACTCAAAAATCTGACCTTTCCAGAAACTGTTGAGCTATTCAGAAATGAACAGGACAGCATTAAGAAGGTTGTGATTGAGGCAGGTTGGGAAAACAAGAAGGCTAACTTCAGAGTAGGTGGTGGTCACTCAAGACAAGTGAATGAGCAAATTGCAAGGCGTGTCGGGATGAACCATGCAACAGGCAAGCTGCTTGTTCAGATGGCTAAACATATGGGTTTGGCAGTTATCGAAGTAAACCCACTAAAGCAAAAATCAATTCAGAAGATTTTAAACGAATCACTGGTTGGCAAGGTCGTACAAATCAAGAACAACGCGATGCGGGAATGTTGATTTGGGGAATGTGGGTTTAGGAGAAATGTTTATGCCAGTACTTGCGTTTCTACCTGAGTTCATCGTGAAAGACAAAGTCAAACGCGATTCAACACCAAAGGTCACAGAATCAGACGTAAAAAATATTAGAACTTTACGTGAAGGTGGCCTGTCTTATCGTCAACTAGCAGATAAGTACGATATTTCTCATGAGATGTGTAGACGTATTTGCACCAAGATTTGCTACAAGGAGGTGATTTGATGTCTCTAAGTGGGAAACAGCAACGCTTTGTTGATGAATACCTGATAGATCGCAACGGAGCACAGGCATATATCAGAGCAGGCTACAAGGTTAAGAACGAAGATGTAGCTGCTGTAATGGCATCTCGTCTGTTAAGGATTGATAAGGTTAAGGAAGCAATTGAGAAGGGTGAAAAAGAGCTTGCAGAACGCAACAAGATCACTCAAGACAAAGTGCTAAATCGCCTTTGGGAAATGGCAACTGCGGACCCTAACGAACTAATCAGATATGTGCGTGTTAATTGCCGCTACTGTTGGGGTGAAGATCATTATTACCAATGGACTAAAGGCGAGTATCACAACGCTTGTTACAACGCGAGAGTAAACCAGAAACCTAAACCTGATTGTGATGGTGGTTTTGGCTTTAATAAAACCAGAGCACCAAATCCTGAATGCCCTGAATGTCAAGGTGAAGGCAACGGTTATGTAACTGTTGCAGATACAACACGTGTAAGCGAACAAGCAAAAATGCTTTATGCGGGTATTAAAGAATCTCAACACGGCATAGAAATCAAAATGAATGACCAAGTGGCGGCTTTGATTAAAGCCGGTCAACACATCGGCATGTTCAAGGAACGTGTAGAGCACAGTAACGACCCTGAAAACCCATTAACTGACACCAAAGCATCAAGCAGAAAACTTGCTGCGCTTGCCAAACTGAAAAAAGCAAAAGCTAAGGCCGATAAAGCAAAGGGGAATGATGATGCGTAAACAATTTGAAAAAACACTATCTGCAAATAGCAGTCTGCATTCGGGTCATATCTTTTGGCATGAGGAGAGCCAACAGTACCACGCTAGGGATGATGATTATGTTGAAGAAGCTAATGGCATGAACTGGTCTTTAGCAACATTCACAAAATGCCGTATTGATTACGAACACCTTCTTGGTAAATACCGTGCAACAAAGCAGCTTCAATACAGCACATCTGAACAAAATGCACGCCTGCACAGAACCTTGCTTTTCGTAAAAGATCATTTTTGGATGAATGATTTGGGCAGAGTCCTTCCACGCGTCTATGAAGAAATCACAGAGTGCTTAGATGATCAGCCACGCAAGGTACACAACACATCATGCACATATCAATTTGAACTTGCATTTCACAACCTGCAAGACACGCCTGAGCTACGCAAGATTTATTGGTCTGCATTAGGCCAATTGCAGTTTGATTCTAACGACCAAGTGATTACACCAGAGCTTGAAGAGTGCCCATGTTGTAAGGGGAATCAAGATGCGTGAACAGCACAACTACAAAATCGGGCAACAAGTCTATTTGCCCACAAGACGGAAGTATTACTACATCAACGGCATTCATACAAACAAAGGCTGTTGGCTAACAGGTATTGAAGATTTCACTTTGTCACTGAATGAAGAACCAAACAAAGCAACCAAGCACGATAAGACATTTCGTGTTCAACCTTGGCAAGTGGAGGTTGTTTAATTATGAGTCTTACATCAGAAGAACTAGACAAACAGGTTGCTGAATTTCTTGCCAAAGGAGGAAGCATTCAGCCAATCACAGAGAATAAATACCCGAAACGCAAACGGACGCTTTGTTCATTTCAACAAGGCGAATACGACCAAGTTATTGCTTTCATCAAGTTAAGCCCTGCGCCTGTAATGTTTACGGACATTGTTTTGTACTTGGATTATCCAAAATCTAAAGTCCGCGCAATATTGGCGTGTGCAGAAGGCAAGGGCAAATTGAAATATGAAATCTGCCCGCATCAAAAGGTCAAGTTGTGGAGCGCGGCTAAATGACCAAAACAACTGATGACGAAATCCTTGCATTGCTTGCCGAAATGGATGAATCAGAGATTGAGCAATATCTATTAACGCTCAATGAAGATGAACAAGCAGAAATAGCAAAACTACTTGCTGATGCGCCTATTTGGTTTCCATTGGAAGGCCCGCAAATGGCTGCGTATTTATCTCAAGCCGATGTTATTGGCTATGGCGGTGCAGCAGGTGGTGGCAAAACGGATTTAATCGTTGGTTCATTCTTAACAGTACATAAACGTAGCTTGGTTGTACGCCGAGAGAAAGCGCAAACAGACGGTATCGTACAGCGTTGTGAAGAAATTCTAGGCCATAAGAATGGCTATAACTCACAAAAATCATTCTGGAACTTGGGCAATGGCCGTTTAATCGAATTTGGTGGACTTGATAACTTGGGTGATGAGAAGCGTTGGCAAGGTCGCGCCCATGATTTTAAGGCACTCGATGAAGCTACAGAGATTCGTGAATCGCAAGCACGCTTTGTTATGGGTTGGAATCGTTCATCAGACCCAACAATCAAATCGAAATGTCTAATGACCTTCAACCCACCAACTACAGCGGAAGGGCGTTGGGTAATTGATTACTTTGCACCATGGATTAAAAAGGGCCATCCGAACCCTGCAAAGCCGGGTGAATTACGTTGGTTTGCAATGGTGAAAGGCAAAGAACAGGAAGTTGAAAGCAATAAACCATTTGTACTTATTGACGATCAAATTGTTTATGACTTCGACCCAAAGGATTACAAGCCTGAACACATTATTAAACCCAAGTCGCGCACGTTCATTCCGGCACGTGTGACTGACAACAAGTACTACATGGAAACAGGCTACATGAGTACTTTACAAGCATTGCCTGAACCTTTGAGGTCACAAATGTTATACGGCGATTTCGGTGCGGGTATTGAAGACGACCCTTGGCAAGTTATTCCTACAGAATGGGTTGAAGCAGCTCAAGCACGTTGGAAACCACTTGAAGACATGCGCATTTTGCATCGTGGTGATTTCAAGATGGATTCTTACGGATTGGACGTTGCACGTGGCGGTAAAGACAACACAATTGGTTATGCACGTCACGGCTTTTGGTACAACAAGGCAAACGTATTAGAGGGCATTCATTCTAAAGATGGGCCGGCAAGTGCATCGTTTGCTGTGTCGCATGTCCGTGACCATGCGCCCATTCATGTCGATGTGATTGGTGTAGGTGCAAGTACTTACGATTTCTTAAAGCAATCAGGTATTCATGTTGTGCCTGTTGATGTGCGTAATGCTGCAACTTCTTTCGACCGCTCAGGGCAACTTAGTTTTTACAACCTGCGTTCACAACTTTGGTGGCAATTCCGCGAATCTTTAGATCCTGCATATGGAAGCACAGTTGCTTTACCTCCTGAGCCTGAACTTTTAGCCGACTTAACCGCACCACGTTGGTCATTACAAGGCACAAACATCAAGGTCGAATCAAGGGAAGATATCGTTAAACGTATTGGCCGCAGTCCCGATTACGGTTCAGCAATTATCAATGCGCAGATTGATACGCCTAAACGACACATTATGCAGACGATTAATGCTTCTGCAGCTAGACGTGATTACGACCCTTACGCGTAGTGTCAACAGGAAATAGGGCCATGAGCATTTGTCAAAAGCATAATGTTATGAATGACAACCTCACTTGGAGTTTTCACATGTGCAGTAGCAATTTTACGGACATTTTATTTGGCGGTAATAGCGTGATTGATAAGACAGCAAAGCTTTTCGGCATGGATGCAAAGAAGGCAGATATTCAAGCACCACCAAAACCACCAGTACGACAGGACTCTAAGTCACCAGACGCATCAGCAACTATCGACCGTGTTCAAAACGCACAGAACTCTATGTCGGGCGGCATTGCAAATACCTTGTACACAGATGCAACAGGTGTTGATGATGAGAATTTGCGTTTAGGCAAGAAAACTTTACTAGGCGGCTAACATGACTGAAGACGATATCAGAGCGCTGAAAAAACGGTTTGATGCAGTTTGGCAAAATCGTGTCAATGATATGGACGACTACTGTGCCGAATTAGCATTACACGTTTTGCCTGTTGCTATTAAAACGATTAAGAACCAAGAAAAGCATGACCGATCTGCATGGTCCAAAATTGTTGATAATACAGGTAAAGATTCGCTTAAGACTCTTGCGGCGGGCATGGTATCGGGCACATGTTCACCGAGTCGCAAGTGGTTTACATTGCAGGCCGCCGATGAAGCATTGCAAAAAGATATTGAAGTAAAACAATGGCTTAAAGCTGTTGAAGATGCTTGCTATGTTGCTTTTGCAAAGAGCAATGTATATCGGGCGGTACATCATATCTATACGCAAGAAGGGGCTTTCGGAATTGGTGCAGCATTAGCTCCTGATCATGGGCCAAATTCAAAAGCTCAACCAATGGACGTTATCCCAATGACGTTCGGCGAGTTCGCAATAACTACGGATGAGTTCAATAAACCAAATGGTATTTTCCGCAAGTTCAAACTAACTACACTCAATATGGTTAAGCAGTTTGGACTAGAAAACGTTTCCGATGCTATTAAAAGCGCATTCGAAAATAAGAACTTTGAACAAGAGTTTGAAGTTCACCATGCTGTTTATGAACGAGTAGATGCAAAAGGATATGGCCCAAAAAACATGCCTTATGCATCGATCTACTACGAACCAAGTGCAACAAACAAGTTACTACGTGAAAGCGGCATGATGAGCTTTCAAGTTATTTGTGGCCGTTGGACAGTATCAAGTAGCGATGTATACGGTGAAGGTCCTGCAAGCGATTGTATTGGCGACTTGCGCGCACTACAGAAAGGGCATCAGCAAATTGCTGTAGGCGTGGACTACCAAGTTCGACCGCCTTTGCTTTTACCTGATTACTTAAAAGGCCATGAGCGCGAGACATTACCAAATGGCATTGCGTTCTATCAAGCATCACCGACAAGCCAAGTTGCACAAGTTCAAGCAATGTTGAATGTGCAGTTCGATTTGAACGGCGTTATGGCACAGATTGCACAATGTCAAGAGCGTGTTAAACGTGCATTTCATACTGATTTGTTCTTGATGCTCGATGCTTTTGATAAAGGAAAAATGACCGCTACCGAAGTGTACGAGCGTAAATCTGAAAAGATGCTCATGCTTGGTCCGGTTGTTGAACGTCAGATCGATGAGTTACTACGTCCACTTGTTGAAATCTGTGTGCAACGTGTGCTTTCACGGAATAAGTACCTTCAACAAATTGCACCTGAAGCTATTCAAAACGCCGATGTTGAAATCAATTTCGTATCGATTCTTGCCCTTGCGCAAAAAGCTTCAGGTTCTGCCGTCCTTGAGCGTGCCTTAGCGATGGTTGGACAAGTCGCACAGATTGACCCACAAGTGTTAGATAAATTCGATACAGATAAATTTATCGATGAGTACATGGATATTAACGGCGTATCGCCTAACGTATTCAGACCAAAACGCATCATTGACCAAATCCGTAGCGACCGTGCAGCACAACAGCAAATTGCACAACAGCAAGCTTTAGAAGCTCAACAAGCCCAAACTCAAAACACAAATGCCAATACGGTGAAAACTGTTAGTGATACTGACGCTGAAACTGTATCTGACTTGTTCTTGCAAGGTGGTGCGGCATGAGCGACCTAGAAACCAAAGCTAAAGATTATAAGTCCGAGCGTGACCAGGAACTAAATGACCTGCGCTCAATCTTGGAAACGGAACACGGTAAACGTTTTCTAATGCGCCTGATTAATAGATCGAACTATCTACAGCCAACCTATGGCACAGGCGCACATATGAGTGATTTTGCATTTATGGAGGGGCGCCGAGAGTTTGGCGTTTACATCATTGGCGAGATTACACAAGTAGATTCCAACGCATGGCTAGACATGCAAAGAGACCATTTTAAAAAGAATGAACAAAAGGTGAACCATGAGCGAAGTGACAACAACTACGACAGCAACTGATGCAGCAACTACTGCTACCACTACTGATGCACCTGCTGCAACTACCGCTGAAACAGGTGGCGGCAATCCTGCTACAACTCAGGTTGAAACAACACCTACTACAACCACGACCACAGAAAATGAAACTACTGAAACTAAGCCTGAAGTTCTTTTAGGGGGTGAACAGCCACCTGCTGAACAACCGATTCAGTACACTGAGTTCACAATGCCTGAAGGCTACTCAATGAATCCTGATGATGCAAAAGTGCTTCAAGAGTTAGGGCAACAGTTCAAAATGCCACAAGAATCTGTGCAAAAGCTTGTGGATTTAGGCGTTCAAATGCAGCAACGCCAAATACAAGGGCAGCAAAAAACGATTCTTTCATGGCTTGATGCAGCGAAGGCCGATAAGGAGTACGGCGGTGAAAACCTTGAAAAAAACCTGTTGACAGCGCAACGTGCCTTCAGCTTACCACGGGGCGATGAAATCTCTAAGATTCTCTATATGAGCGGACTTGGTAACCATCCTGCAGTAATTGGCTTTATGACCGAAGTAGGCAAATTGTTGGAACCCGACAATATGACACATGGTCGTGGGACAAATACAGCGAACGTGGCACCAGCGGCCGTATGGTATGACAAATCATAAGGAATACTTAGATGCCTACGATTGTACAAACAAACCCAACCTTAGCCGACGTTGCCCATAACATTGGTACGAACTCTAAAGTTGGGGCGATTATCGAAGTACTCAACAAACGTCAAGACTTACTTGACGATGCGGTAGTGCTTGAAGCAAATAGCGGTACCCACAATAAAACTAGCGTTCGCTCAGGTTTACCAAAAGGTACATGGCGTAAATTGAACTATGGTGTGCAACCTGAAAAAACATCACGTGTTCAAGTCTCTGATAGTACTGGTCAGTTAACTTCGTATTCAGAAGTTGATAAAACCTTGTACGACCTTCAAGGCGAAAATAAAAAGCAATGGCGCTCGGAAGAAGATGCAGGCTTCTTAGAGGGTATGTCACAAGAGGTAATGGAAAACATTATCTATGGTGATGTTGCAGGTGATGTATCTACCTTTAACGGTTTAGCAACGCGTTACAACCATCTTATTGACCCTGAAACAGGCGTAGCACCTGCAAACGCTGTAAACATTCTGGATGCAGGCGGTACAGGCACTGACAATACGTCAATTTACATTGTGCAGTGGGGGCGTGAAAAAACTCACTTGTTCTATCCGCAAGGTACGCAAGCGGGTCTTGATATTCAGGACAAAGGACAACAAACGGTACTTGATGCGCAAGGCGGCCGTTATGAAGCAATGCGAACATACTTCCAATGGGACGTGGGCTTATCTGTACGTGACTGGCGCTCGGTTGTTCGTATCGCAAACATTGATGTTTCGGACCTTTCAAAAGATGCATCTACTGGTGCAAATCTTATTGATTTATTGGACGAAGCACTTTCTCTCTTACCACTTGCAGGTTCAGCACGTACAGCAATCTACATGAACCGTATTGTTAACCGAGCGCTTAAAGGCCAAGTCAATCACTTTAAAAATGTGCGCTTGACTCTTGAAGACTTCCGTAAAGACGATAGCCGCAAAATTCAAGCATGGGATGGTGAACCGATTCGCATCTGTGATGTGATTCTTAACACTGAAGCCCGTGTAGTTTAAGGAGAATTTAACCATGGCATTAGTTGATAAATTACTACAGTTCTCCGATAAGCAAGCTATTGCGGCGGGCGCTAGTACTTTCACTTTGGACACAGTGCATAAATCTGTTGGTACTGCGGGTTTACCTATCTGCCTTCAAGGGCATGTAGTTGGACCTGCAAACGCTACCGTTACAGTGACACTTGAAGAAAGTGCGGATGGTACAACTTTTACAGCGGCAGCCGCGTCAAAAGCGTTTAAAGCTGCTGAACTGAACAAAGGTACGTTCTTTTACGTGAACAGCGCGACAAAACGTTTTATCCGTTTGTCTTATGCGGTTGCCAATGCGCCTACTGGATCTATTTCGGCTTGGTTGGGCAATGAAGCGGATATCCGTACAAACTATGACGCTGTAAGCGGCGCAACTGTACCAGTTTAATAGAGGTATTTTAGATGTCAGACCAAGTATTAGTAGTTGCTATCAAAAAAGGTTTTTACCACGGTATTCGTGACGTAGGCACAGAGTTTTATGTGCCTGCGGGTTTGGTGAACCCAAAAGTAAAAACTTGGTTTAAGCCAGTTGAGGAAAAGCCGAAAGCATCGGGTCGAGGCGCGACAGGCTCAACACAAGCTGAATAATTAAAAAAAGCCCGTATTAGTACGGGCTTTTACCACAAAGCAAACGTAGCTAAAGGTTCATAAAAATGTCTGAAGAACAAATCGAAAAACAGATTCAAGCAAAAGGACTAAATGCCCCGCGCATAACCCCTGATCAGCTTGATTCAAAAATCAAGAATGTTTACTACCATTCACCACTAGCAAATGTTGATCCTAAACAAGCTATGGATGAAAAGACCTACCAAGCATTGCGCTGTTTAACCTTTTGCACAATCGTTTTAGAGAATGGCTTTACCGTTACTGGTGAAAGCGCATGTGTAGCCCCTGAAAACTTTGATCCGTTCATCGGCCAAGAAGTAGCGTATAAAAACGCCCGTGAAAAAATTTGGCAGTTAGAAGGATACTTGTTGAAGGAAAAACTTTATCAAGCTGATTTAGATAAACAGTTCTAAACAGGGTAAAGCCTATGAGATCAATTGTTGATCTTTGCAATTTAGCCCTGTCGCATCTCGCGCAGGGCTATGTTGTAAATGAACTAACCGAACCGACAAAGCACGCAAGATTGTGTAATACCTTTTACCCAATTTGCCGTAGAGAGCTGTTGGACAACGAACATCAATGGACGTTTGCCGTTAAGCGCGTTCGCTTGAATGTCGATGCAGGGTATGAGTTTGGCACGGCTTATGTTTTGCCAAGTGATAAGGTCCGTATATTTCAGCTTGAATCAGGCAGCCGATTCTATGTAGAAGGCAATCTTCTATTCACAGAAGATACCGCACCAATCTTACGCTATGTTCACGATGTGAAAGACTTGGCCTTAATGCCCGATTCTTTCAAGACTGCTCTATCTTATTTGTTGGCCGCACGAATAGCAGGTCCTTTGACGCAGAACGAGCAAAAACAAATCTCCATGATGCAGCTTTATGAAATTGAAAAGAACAAAGCAATTTTCATTGATCTGCAACAACATCGGATTGAAGCACGGCCTGAACATACAGGCTCAATGTTTGAGGCGCGATAAATGCAATATTCGTTTAATGGTGGCGTAATTTCTCATGAGATGTTTGGCCGCATTGATCAGGCGAAATACCAAACTGGTGTAGCTAAATGCAAAAACTTTTATGTCGAACTGTTTGGCGGGGTTGTTTATCGTGCAGGCTTCCGCTACGTACATCATTACCCGAAATCAATGGGCAAAATGCGTTTAATTCGTTTTGTCTTTAGTGAAGAACAAGCTGTTGTTTTGGCAATCCGTGCAGGTGCTGTAAATTTCTTTGCTGATGGCGGGATGCTTTTAGACGATAACGATCAACCATTAGAAGTAACATTGCCGTATGCTGAGCAACATTTAATGCAACTCCGTTATGCACAATCTGCGGATGTTATCACCATCACACATCCAGACTACCCACCACGTAAAATCATACGTAAGGGCGCAACTGAATGGACGACTGAGATAGTCACGGTCGGGTATGGCTTGGCTCAACCGCAAAACTTGAATGGTACCGTTAAAAAGGTAAATGAAAACGGCTACATTGAACGTGAATATGTATATCAGGTTACTGCCGTAAACGATGAAAATGAATCTCAAGCTTCAGCAAAATCACCTGTTCTAAAAAATGACTTAACTTTATCGGGCAATGAAAATATTCTGACTTGGGATGCAGTACCGGGCGCAACCCGATATAACGTATTCAAATTGCGTTCCGGTTTAGCGAGTTATATTGGTGAAACAACAGAATTAAGCTTTACCGATGACTACATCGAAACTAACGGCGCAATTACACCACCTTTAATCCGAAATCCTTTTGAGTTTTACCCAATGGCCGTTGCGTATCACGGTCAGCGAAAAGTTTATGGTGGCGGGTATAAATCCCCCCAATGGCTACGAATGTCACGTACAGCAACAGATGATAATTTTGGGTATCACATCCCTTTACAAGATACGGACTCTATCCAAATTCGTTTTGCTGCACGAGACGGTAACGGCGTTCGTCACCTTGTGCCAATGAGTGACTTACTCATTTTAACAAGTGGCGCACTTTGGAAAATGTCAGCTGATGGGGCTGTAACTGCTGCAAGTGTTAATGTGAATAAGCAATACAGTACAGGTGCAAATGACGTAACACCTGTTGAAGTTGACGGTGCTGCTGTATTTGCTTCTGATCAGACAGGGCATGTACATGAAGTGTCATTAGCAAGTGGTTATAACGCTTCGTTTTATCAAACGATCGATTTATCAATAATGTGCCCGCATCTCTTTGATGGGCATAAAATTGTAGATTGTGCATTGCTACGCAACCCTTTGAATATTATATATTTTGTTCGTGATGATGGCGTCTTGCTTTCGCTAACATATGAACCGCAACAACAGGTTTGGGCTTGGGCAGAACATCATACAGACGGTAAATTTCTTTCATTAGCAGAAATACCTGAAGATAACCAATCTGTTTTATATGCATTTGTAGAACGAAACGGCTTTTACACAATTGAACGAATGCTTACAAGGCAGCCGCTAGATATGCAAGATAAGTGTTACCTAGACAGTAGCATTCAATATAAGGGCACCCCTACATCAACTCTAACCGGCTTAGATTGGCTTGAGGGCCAAACGGTATCTGTATTTGCTGATGGTGGAGTTAAGCCGAACGCTAAAGTAGAAAACGGCACAATCAAATTACCCCGTGAATTGTCAAATATTTGGGTGGGCTTAGGGTATGAAGCAGAAATGCAAACATTGCCAATTTTTCAAGAGCAAAAAAGCCCTGTTAAACCTAAAGTAGTGAATAAAGCATTTTTACGTGTTTTGGATTCTCAAAACATTTTGGTCGGTGCTAATCAAGATATTGAAGACCGTACGCCAATCGATGAGTTTAAACCGCGGAGCAACGAACGCTATGGCAGCCCTCTTAAATTGTATTCAGGTTTGGTAGAAGTACCAGTTGACAGCACTTACGAAAGAGACATTCAAATTACTGTAAAACATGATAAACCTTTACCTATGAAGCTATTGGCCCTAGAGGTAGAAATGACATGAGACGAAATAATATTGAGATTCGCAAGCCAACAGAGCGCGATATTCGTATTCTTGTTGAAAATCTACGACCCGCGGATCAAGAAGAACTAAAAGCCTATTTCAGTGATAACTATCAATGGATTGTGAAAACATGTGTTAAAGGTTCCCGCGATTCGTGGGCAGTCGTTGTTAACGGTAAACTGCTATTTATTTGTGGCGTGGGCATTACAAGCCTAATTGGTAAAGTAGGGTGCCCATGGTTGCTTGGTACCACGCACATTAGCAAGTACCCAATCGAATTTATTAAGCAGACACGCAATATTCTAAAAGAAATGCTTTTAGATCATGACCTACTTCGAAACCATGTTTACATCAAAAACGATGCAGCAATTCGTTTTCTAAAACACTTAGGTTTTAAATTAGATGTTCCGGAAGTGCACGGGATGAACGGTGAATTATTTTATCCGTTTAGTATGGTGGCCTCATGATGGGTGGTGGAGGTGGCGGCGGTCAAATGGGCGGGGGCAATCTTTATCAAGCAATTGCTACTGCTGCCGTTAAAGGTGCCACAACATATTTAAAATTAAAAGCGCTTAAACAGTCCTTAGAGCAGCAAGCAGATATTGCGGGAGAAAATGCAACTCTTGCAGATATACAAGCGCGCGATGCTATTGATGACGGGCGCAACAGTGTTACGGATTATCAGCGTAATCTTTCAGGCTTCAAGTCAAGCCAAATCAATGCGCTTGCTGAAAACGGCATTGATGTTACACAAGGTTCAGCGATTGATATTTTAGCTTCAACTGAAATGATGGCCCAAAACGATATTGATACCTTGAAGTACAATGCCGCAATGAAGTCTTGGGGGCATCGTGTTCAAGAAACCAATTTCATCAATCAGAAAAACTCTCTTCTGGCACAAGCCAAATCAGTACGACCGCGCCTAAATGCTGAACTAGCAGCAATGGACCAATTTGCATCTTCAATGATGGGTGGTGGCGGAGGAAGTCCAATGCAAGGCGGCGAGTCTCTAACAATGACGCAACCTGTAAACGGTTCGTATAACGCGAATAGCAATTTTTCAATGTCTCTTTACGGTAAAGAACAAGGGGCATCTTGGCAAAACTACAACTGGAATTGGATGGGGGCTGCTTAAATGCGTATACCACAGTTTAACTCTCAAGTCGCTGAAGCCGACATGCCTAACGTACAAATCAGCGGTGGGGTTACACCTGGTCAAGCAGTGGATATGGTCGGCAATAAAATAGATGGTTTTGCCAATCTAGCTAATACGGTCGCCAATAAATATAAAGAAATACAAGATGAGAACGACCGTGTGCGCGTGATTGACGCGCAAAACAAACTTGCCGAGTTGCGTTTGCATCTTGAAAACAACGATACCGATGGCTACATCAAGAAAAAAGGCGCAGACGTGGTCGGTTTTGATGACGGGGAAGGCGGCAACTTTGTTGATTACTATTCTCGTGCATATCAAAACGGTGTTGGTGAAATTGCTAATAAGTTAAGCAATAGCCGTCAGCGTACGATGTTTCAGCAAATTGCTGCACGCGATGCGCTTCAATTTAAAGGTACTTTGCAAAATTACTTCGTACGTGAAAATGATGTTTATCAGCAAAGTGTTTACTCATCTTCTGCAGAACGTTTTATCCGTGAAATAAATGAAAATCCTGCCGACTTCACTAAGATTGACGAAAGCCGTGAAAATCTAAAAGCTTCACTTGGCAAACTAATGTCCCTCAATGGTAAATCAGCTACAGAAGCTGAAAACATGTACCTAAAGTCAATTTCATCTGCGCATTTAAACAACCTAAACGCCTTTATTCAAAACGGCGAATTAAAAGCAGCAGCAACTTATAAAAAGAAATATGGCGATGAAATTTCCCTTGCTGATGATTATGTGATTAATAAAAGAATCCATGAAAAGCTTGAAGAACAACAGATCGAACTTTTAGTTAATAAGGCTACAACTGGGACCCAAGAGTATAGTAACCCTGCCTTAAACGCACCGCCTCAAGCTTCGGCGGCAATTGCTAAAGAGTTAAAATCATTGACGCCTGAACAGATGAAAAACATCAAATACAATGATCAACGTTTGGATGTTTACACTGTGCATGCTGCAAAAGAAAAAGGCATGGAATGGGCAGCGCCTTTAATTTTAGGACTAAGATTGGCTGGTGAAAAATCTAATAATAGTGCCGTTTCTGAAAAGGGTGCTAAATCAGTTATGCAGTTTATACCTGATACATGGAAACAGTACAGTAAAGGCGGTCAAAGGGATATTAATAACCCTGCCGATACTATTGACGCTGCTTTCGATTTTATTTCAGACATTAGTAAAAAATATAAAACAAAAGACCCAATGGTTATTGCTGCTTACTATCATGGTGGGGATGAAGACGCAAGAAGAGTATTAGCAGGGGGACAACCTAAAGGGCCTAGAGGTCGCGCGTATTTAGAGCGCATGGATAAATGGTTATCTCAAGATTTTGGTGATTATGCAAAAAAACCTGCTAAGACACGCGAACAAGCCTATGAAGAGCTTTGGAACAGTAACGTTCCTGTTGATGTAAAACAGAAAGCACTTTCCCTTACTGATAGATACTACAATGGGTTGGATAAAGCTAAAGAAGAAAAACAAAACCAAGTATATGATTATTACTTTAAAGGCATTAATTCAGGGCAATTTACTTATGAACAAATTCCTGTGGTAGATATTAATGCTTTAGAACCCAACCAGATCAAAAGTTTAGAAGCGGTTAGTAATGCCAAATTTAAAAAAGATATTAAAACTGACCCTACGATTTACAGCATGATTATGCTAAATAAAGATGAGCTTTTCAAAGGAAAACCACAATCAGTTTTGCATCAGTACGCTGATAAATTATCCCCATCAGATTATCGTGCTGTCACAAAAATGTACATCGATGTTAATGCTTCACCAAAAGATGCAAGAAAAGAAGATGCTATTGAAGTTAGCCCTAAAACGGTTTCGGATTATTTAAATCCTTATTTACCAATGCTTGGTATTACAAATAAGACAAATAAGAATCAGATCGATCATTATGCTGCTGTTCAGGCTGACGTAACGCAAACATTGCGTGAAGCTGAAGCTCGAAAAGGAAGCAAGCTGACCAAGGATGAATTTAGTCGAGCCGTTCTTAAAACTATCGGCCTAAATACCAAAATCACAACATCACGTTCTTTGTTTGGGGTGTCGATTGGTAGTTCTGAAAGCACTTTAAATCGCATATACTCTGTTAAAAGCAAAGACGATATTGCTCCTAATACTCAAAAGAAAATTGATGACTTATTTAAAAAACAAGGTCGTGATTTATCAAAAGTAACATTAGCAGAATATCTTAATGCTTATTACTCAATGGCTAGAAGGGGTTTTTAATATAATGAGAATTTTAATTTTGTTAGCATCTTTTTTATGTTTTATTCCATCTGCTAATGCGGAATGGATTGATATTTTTAAAGATGGCAAAGAAATCTACTCTGTGGATAAAGAATCAATGGATTTAGATTTAGATAATGAAAAAGCAAAAATATGGGTTAAAAACACAGTTAATATTAGTAAACCTAAATTGAACGATGTTGTGGAAGTAAAAACATATTTTGATATTGCGTGTAAACAAAGAACATTAAATTTAATTTCTATGGTTTCTTATAATAATAAGAATAAAGTTGTTAAATCATTTAACCCTTCAACTCCTTTAAAAATTAATGCGATTCCCGAAACAGTCGGCGGAAATATTTTTAATGCGATGTGCCAAGACTTAATACCCGCAATGAAAGATCGGCCATTTGAGAAATTCACTTCCTCTGTTATAAAGACGGATCAGTGTTTAAAAGATGCTGTAAATTCTAAAAGGTATTCAGTTGCAAATAAAAGTAAGCTAAAAGATGTTGCTTTAGAAAAATGCAACTCTTTACTTAATAATTCATATAGCACTGGGGTATCTTATGCTTCTATCGAAAAAGGAGAAAATTTAACGGATGAAGAAATCCAAGTCGTTAAATTAAAAATTTATAATCGATTGGAAGAAAAATTAGACTTTTACATTCAATAAGTATTTAAGCTGTCAACAGCAAAAGGCAGTCTAACCAATAACAGCATTTAAGATTACAAATAACCGTAGTCTTAAGTGCTTTTATTATGTCTGATCAAAATACAAATCTGACAATTGGTCAATTATTCGAATTAAACCAAGGCAAGAACCCAACGCAAATTGCGGATACAGAAGCCCGTGCGCGTAAGGCTGCACGTTCGTTGGGCTTAGACTATAACAAGATGACAGAAACGCCTGAACAGATCGTTTCTGTTGCGGATGAGTTAAACACTCAAAAGCGTGTCAATGAAGTGGTTGCAAGTGACCCTGTATTGGGTAAATACGCACTTAACCCAAATCAAGCCGCTGTTTCACTTGATGACTTTGAAAACCTAAAAGACATTAGCGATAAAGTATCCTTACTAGGTTCGAGTTTGAATAAACCGTATGAACCTGTTTCATATCAAGACATACAAAATGTTTTGTCTAAGGGCACGTCACCAGAACAAAAAAAGAGACTGCAAGAACTAGGTATTTACGAAGAGCCTCAAACGCAAGTCAAGCCGAATGTAAACCCTAATTTATTGGATACGCTAAGCACATCTTTAGTGCCTCAAACATCAGATCAAGTTTTCAAAGAACATTACGACCGCATCAAGAAAACAGCAGGCGTAATGTCTGCTGAGCGCTTTAAAAAATACTATGAAAACCAAGTCTATTGGATGGAGCACACAGCAAGCGCCGAACCATCTAGCCCTCAAGAACAAGGCAATCGATATGTAAATGCTGCTATTCGTGCTGTTGCGGCTATTGGTCAGACAGAAGGCGCAGTAATTAGCGCAACAACAGGAAACGATAGCCTTCTTAACTTGGCAACACGAGTAAAAAATAAAGCCGCGCCTTCACAAGAAATGACACAAGCGCTTTACCAAGCACAACTTGCAGCACAGACAAATGATGCAGGTGTGTTGGGTGCGGCACAAGAACTGGTTAGCAATGCTGATGCAGGTGTGTTGGGTGAGTTTTTAATTGAACAAGCACCGCCTGCGTTAGTTGGGTATTATGCAGGCGCGGGGGCAGGCGGTGTTTTAACAAATTCACTTATACGAAATACCGCTAAATATGCCCCTATGGTGATGAACTTAGAAAAGGCGGCTAAGTTAGTACGCGGAGTAACAACCGCAGGTAATGCGGCACAAGGCGCATTAGGTGCAGGCACGGCCGATGCTCTGGTGTCATATGGGCAGAACATGGCAGAAGCCCGTGAAAAGTTTTTAACCCGCCAAGAACAGATTGATTATGCAGCTGCAAAGACATGGGGTTCAGCCAAATACTCAGCGTTGGGCGGTGCATTAGTGCCCGTAACTTTTGGCGGTCCTTTGCGTACAGTCGGAGGGCAGGCTGTCATTCAATCTGCTGCGGGCATGTATTCCGTTAAAGGTGCGGCTGATGCTGTTGGTGAAAAAGCCGATCCAGTCGAAATGGCTTTAGAAGGTTTGTTAGAAGTTGCAACAGCTGCGCCTGAAGTAGCAATTACATCTGCGGCCAAAGTTAAAAACCAACGTACAGCACAATTTGCATTAGACCAATTGCGACAAGATCAACAGCAAGATGCTGTTCGTTCAAGTACGTTTGCAGCTGTACTTAACAACCTTATTGACCGCAACAAAGAAAGCAAGACAGCTCAACGTGATGACTCTGCAAGCCAAGCATTTATCAAACAGGCAGTTGAAGAACACGGCGCGGTTGAAGAAGTTTATATAGATGGTCAGACTTTCAACCAGTTATTACGTGACCGTAATATTGAGCCAACCGATTTATTTGAACGTGCGCCAAGTCTTCAAGATCAGTTGGGCACAGCGGAAACATTTAACGGCACTGTACAGATACCAGTAAATGAATTTGTTTCTGCAATGTCAGTTGTTGAGCGTCCAACAGATTTTGTTGAGAACGTTCGTTCAAGCCCGGACATGCCAACTTATCGCGAAGCCCAAGAGAACCTTGCAAAAACGACGGAACAAATGCAGCAAGAAGCCGATACATATATGGCTGAGCAAGCCCGTTTTGAAAGTACTGAAGATGCAAAAGAGTTGGTCGCAACAGAAATACAAAACCAATTGGCTAAAGTCGGAACATTTACAGCTAAATACAATCGTGCAGCGGGTGAATTAACTTCGGCTTTCTACTCAACGTTAGGCGATAAACTCGGCATTAGTGCAAAAGAAGCTTTTGACCGTTACCCAATCCGTATTGCTGATGCGATAGACACGAACGGTAAGACCTTTAACCAATCCGTTATAGATCAAACTAAAACTGAAGCTTTTAAAAATTGGCTCTGTACACGACAAATTTCACAGAACCCTTATCCTATCAGGGTTCTGCCTTCTTAAAATTGCCAAAATTTCCTTAAACTCTTCTTTTTTCCCAAAACCAATTAAACGCTGAATCGCCATTTGAACATAGTCTAAACCATAGCGAAATAAACTCATTGAGAGTCGTCCATGCTTCTTTATTTTTATCGCTTTTTTTTGATCATGTTGCCATTCACCCGTTAAGTAACACCAACAGAAGCTTATAGCTAACACCGCAATCAATTTTTTCACTCGTCTAGG